TCTAATGCCAATTCAGACAGTGATTTACGAGCAGAATCAGCAATTTTCATAGCTAATTCAGGAGCAACCCTTGCATACTTCTGAGCAATCGTTAATTGTTGTTGCGGGTCACTTGGGTCAAGTTCACTCAAAATCTGCTGTTGTAACCCAATCATGCGTAATTGAGGGTCTTGACCTCCCAAAGCACCACCAATAGCATCTCCCAACTGTTGACCACCACGATAAAAGCCAAATTGTGCTTGTTGTGCTGGAGTCAGTTGAGCAAAAGCCATTGCTTCATTTTTCATTGCATCTTGCCGTTTTTGCAAATATTCCATTTCTGCGGCACTACGCAACTCAGGATTAAACAAGCCACCAACAATAGATGGTTGTTGTGCAGACTTCATTGGCTCAAACACCATAGGATTTTGCAAATACGAAGTAGGTGTGAGTTTTAATGACTGGTCAATTGGAATAACAGATGGGTCAACAATACTGTCTGCAAGAAATGCATTTGGCTGTCTATTGACCAATACATTTGGTATTTGTGTTGAAGAAACTTCTTCAGAGAAAAGTGTCGCCATGATTTATTCCTTAAAACATAGTCACTGGGCTACCATCAGACCAACCTGATGTCTGACCATAATCAAAAGCTGATGTATTTGCTACATAAGGATTCCTGTTGTTCCACCAATCAGATATGCCTTGAGTAATTTTTGGATTATTAGCTAATCCCATTAAGCCAGAACCAAATCCACTTCCAGCCGCTCCACCTTGTATTGTTCTTGCGGCATTTATTCCACCGCCATACAAGAACTGTCCAACATTTTGCCCAGCAGTTGCTGAACGACCGCCTAATTGAGCGCCAATATCTAATGATTTTTGACCAAGGTCTTCAATAGAAGAACCAGCACCTAAATATGTTGTAAATGGAGTCAAAGCACCGATTTGACCAGCTTGATACTGTCCAAGCAGTCCAGCACCCTGTCCAAGCAATCCTGTGCCAAATGCCACCTGTTGCTGACCAGCCTGTTGTGCTTGAGCCGCTAATGCCGCATCTTGTTGCGCCAATGCGTTGTAATAGGCTTCCATTTCAGGAGTTGTTGCACCCAAACCAGCCGCACCACTTGGTCTAGCACCTGTAGCACCTACAGACAGACCACCACGACCTGTTTGGAACAACTGATTCTGCAACTGAGCATATTGACGCTCACGGCTAGGCGCAAGCAAATCTTGCTGTTTTGCCATGTACTGAGCCGCCACTTGTTCAGGACTTTGAGCCAAATACTGTTGACCCAAGTTAAACAGTCCTGTAGCCCCTTGCTGAAGCGGAGCATACTGTTGCTGTGCCATCTCTGCTTGAGATAATGCATTGCCTGTAAGAGCTTGTAATCGGTCTTGATATGCTTTTAACTCAGGACTAACTGTATAACCAGCACCTGTCAAATTACCACTTGAATCAAATTTAAAATTTGACCCTCCATAACGAGTTGTTACACCAACAGGACGAAACCTAGCCGCATCTGCCGCTATTCTTGCCGCCTCAAGTTGTGCTTGTGCAGAAGTATCAGCCGCATTTTTATTTGATTCACTCGTTAAATATCCACCAAGTAATGATGCTCCAGCAGCAATCCACGGCATAATTATTCTCCCTTAATCAAAATTTCATCCACTTTAGACGCATCTTTTTCGTCAGTGGCATGAATACAAAACCAAACACAATCTGTTATTGCTTTGACACCATGAGTCAACCCTGCTTTGATCTCAATACACGCTGGCGCAGAAACAATATCAATTTCAGTACCACGCAATACAGCAACTTTCCCATGAGCCAATATCGACAAATGACTGAAGTCATGCGTATGCTTCAAGATGCTCATTCCAGCACTGAAGAATGACTCCTTGGCATACAACCCATCACTGAAGTGATGAATAATGCGATATTCAGGGTCTTGCATCATCATGCTGTGCGTTTCCACATATAAACAGTAATATACGGCTGATAGTTAGCATTTGTGCCACTTGAGCCAGTTGTACTGATCGCCACACTGATACCAGTAGTAGCACTTCCAGTATTTGCTGTTTGAGCATTAACTCGTGCGCCACCACCGCCAGCATTACCGATGCCGGGCTGGTTATATTCTGTTTGTGTGTGTAAGTGTCCGGGGTCTGTGACTGTTGCAGTGTGAGTGTGGCTGACAGTAATTGCATCTGCACTACCACCAGTTTCTTCAGCAGTGTCAAACAACGAATTGCCTGAATCAAAACCAACCATGACACGACCAGCACCAAATGCAGTCCATGTGCCAAAACCAAGCAATGTTGCTGGGTTAGTGCTAACAGAAGCATTTGTGTAAATTGAACCTACTGGGTATAACAAAGCAATTGCCGCTTGAACAAAAGCAGTAGTTGCTATAGCTGTTGAACTATTACCAGAACTCTGAGTTGTTGCAATCGTTCCTGTTGGTAGTGTTGGCGTACCAGTAAAAGTAGGACTTGCCAAATCTGCCTTGGTTGCAATAGCAGTCGCAATATTGTTAAATTCAGTATCAATCTCAGTACCTTTGACAATCTTCAATGGATTGCCAGAAGACAAATTGTCTTTTGTAGCAAAGTTCGTACTCTTGGTGTAATCAGTCACAATAATTCTCCTTTAACTCATCTTGCCATTTTTGGCTTGAATCTCAATCTTCTGAATAGACAAGGCAAAACCATTGATGTCTGATTCATAACCTGTTTGCACAACCTTACCTGTTCCAGTTGCAGGAACTGTCAATGTTTGCAATGCAACACCATCAGAATAGTAGGCAATTGTTGTGGCATTTGCGCCATACTCTGCCACACCATAGTAATAGACATTCTGAGTTGGAATGGTTGCACTTGCAGACAAATAGTTTGTCTTGAAGTCAAATCCCCACTTGAATGTCACAACTTGGTTAGAGCCACCAATTACCACTGTTGACAGCTTCTTCAGAATTGAAGTCACATTCTGGTCACCAAGGTCAGCATGGTTTGTGTAATACAACATACGATATGAAGTATCGTAATCTTGATAAGTGTTGTAGTAACCAATGTACCCATTCTTGCCAATGTAAAGACTTCCATCTCTGCGAGACAAGAAAGACTTAGGCGTGATTGAATCCCATGTAGTCACCCTTGCAGAACCATCAGGCAAATAGGCTTTGGTATCAAAGCACCAAGTTGTATCAATGCTAGGGGTTGTCAACAAGTAAAAGGCTTCACGCTCTGAATACACAGACTTGATGTTTGTCAATGTCTCACCAGCCACAGCACCCATCAAGTCATTGCGAATATTCTTTGACAAGTCTCTTTCAGGCGCAGACTTCTCTTGAATCGTTCTCATCAACGATCTGACACCAGAGTTTGACAAAAACAACACATCAGTGCTTGTGGTTTGAATACTGTCACGAGCAATGCAACCAATGCCTTCAACAGTGTCACTGATTGACATGGTTGATGGAGATGTTGCACCTTGATAAACAAGAATCTGACGCTTACCAAAGATGAACAAAAAACCATTGTGAGCCGCTAAACCAGTGATCTGGTCAGCACCATTCACCCACACATTGTTTACATTCAATGAGCCAGCAGTGCCTGTTGACCACACATGACCTGAAATCAAATCACTGAAGTAAACAGTAGAGTTAATTGATGATGTATTAGCCGCCCATAAACGACCAAACGCTGAAATCACAATGTCAGCATCAGGAACTGTAGCGGCATAACCAGTTTTCTCTGAAACTCTGCGGTATGTCGTAGTCGATACAGCAGGGTCATAAATCAATGGGTTATGGTTGGTTTGGAAGAAATAGGTAATGCCATTCAAAGATGCACACTGCCAATTGCTTGCAGTAATAGTTGGTGCAGTACCCCCACCTCCATAGGTGAGTTCAGTCACTGCATTACCTGAACCCAACTTGAATATCTTATTGTTTCCAGCAAACAATACAGTCAAAGAGCCATCAGCTTGTACCAATTCATGAATGACTTTGACATCATTTGCGCCAAGGTTTCCAGAAGAAGAATTAACTCTTGACCATCCTTTGCGTGAACCAATACGACCATATTGGTCAATGATGCAATTAGTCGCAACCAATGCAAATCCAGCATTCAAATCAAGAGGCGAGTCTTGAGTGTTCAGCCCATAAAAACCTGGGGCTGAGATGCTGAAAGTCTGAATAGGTTGGCTCATATCGCAACAAACTCCTGATTCTCAGGATAGCGTGTGCCTTCCAATGCAATGTAATCAGAGAGCATGGCTTTGTAGAGTAAATAAGCCTCAGATGAAGACAGACCACCATCTTCACCACGCTCAACCAAAGCCCGAGCATAAGCATTCTGAGCAACCAATGTGTCAGGAACTTTGACAACAGTTGAGTCAGAAGACAATGTGGCTTGAGGAACTGTCAGACTAAATGGAATGCTATACACGCCATCAGGACGAGGATAAATTGTGACCTTTGTGTCATAACTACCATCAACACCATCAAATGCGTAATAGGCAGGGATTCCATTAACAGGAGTAGAGAAATTCTGAAACCTGTTCATGGTTGCAAAATCAATGTTCTTCATGCGAATGTTGCTTGTGACATTCAATACATCAAGAACTTGGAATTTTTGACCAGCACCTGTCAAAGCATAAGAGTATGTGCCTGATGTAGTGCTAAGAGTAATGGTTGTGCCAAGCACATTCCATGCAAAGGCATCTTCAATCTGACGCTTTGCATCGTTAACAAATTTACCAATCAGAGACGAGTAAGTAGTTTCAGAAACAGTAGCAACTGTTTCTTCTCGTAACCTGACTAAAACATCGTTTACAAGTTCTAAGTATGTCATCTGCTTGCCTTCGCTTTGTTCCTTGCGGATATAGCTTTAGCTTTTGCCTTTGCGTCAGCCTTTGAGGATGCACCCCATGCTTTCAGCGAAAGAAGCAGTCTTGTCGGTTCACCATCCTTGTACTCTGCACCAGCCATATTGCCCATGCGAGCCAAGAAACTTGCTCTGCGAGGGTTGTCCCCCGACTTTACTGGTGCTTTCAAGTTGCCACCAGTTTCTGCATTATAAGATGCTCTCCCCTTGGCATTCAATCCCCCTTTGGGATTTTTGCCCTCGGAGCGTTGCCAAGCTGGAGTTTTCATTACTTCACCTTTTTAGGTTTCTTTGCAGTCTTTGCCGCCTGTTTAAAGGCTTCAGCAGTAGGAGCACCTTTGCTACCTACCTTACGCATCTTCTCGCCAGACCCTGCTTTGATTCTGGCTTGTTTGGCATGAATGTTGGCGTAGAGTCCTTGCTTCATTTCATCTTCTTTTTTGGCTTGGACATTCCTGCTTCAGACAGAGCAATAGCAATTGCTTGTTTACGAGAAGTCACTTCTTTGCCTTTTTTAGAGCCTGAATGCAAAGTTCCTTCTTTGTACTCGTGCATGACTTTTCCAACCTTTTTCTGAGCCATTGTGGGTTTCTTCATAGGGTTTCTCCTTAGTCTTTCTTGATTGAACCACCAGATTTCCAAGCATCACAGGTACGCAAAGCGGCACAAGTAAAGTGAAATAACTCGCAAAATCCCAGATCAGCGGCATCAATAAACTGCTGATCGTAATCAAGCTCATTTTCTGAGCTTTTACCTTTTTCTAGACCATCTTTGATGCACTGCATCATTTTTGGGGTTTGAATGAATGCGGCACAGTTACCGCAACGCATCTGTTTGACATCATCAACAGTAGCGTTGTACATCTTGGCTTTTTTCAGCCAAAACGCATGATTTGGAAGATTGGGGTCTGGTGCGCCATACCCAAAGTTCTTGAAAGCGTTGTTGCGGTTCTTAAGGTTAAGTTCGATGTCCTGAGTAGGCAATGGACAGACTTGACCTGATAAGAGTCCTTCTTTCATTTCCACAACCTATCGGCAATGAAAGTAATCACGCCACCAGCAAATGAGGCTATGGTCATGCCCATCCAAAAGCCTCCCTTTGACTTATTGGCAAGTTCTAGTAAGGCTTTTACATCTGCACTAAGAATGTGCATTTCTTTCTGTAAAGCCTCGACTTGAGCCTCTAGTTTGCCAAAGTCTCTTGCGCCAAATTCATCAGACATTTAAAACTACCTTTCTGGGTCTTCCCATACGCTTAATTGTGGGGATGACAGGCGCACGAAAGGCGGTATCTGTTCTGATTTCTGATTCTACAGATTCTATGGTTACTTCTACTTCATCTACCCTCACATAACCTTGATGACCTTTCATCGAATCAATGTCAACTTGATTATGAAAAGTCACAAGATTGCCTGATTGCAGACACTTAAAAGTAGCCATAAAACCCCCAAAATAAGAAAGGGGGGACTAGCCCCCCAATCACTTAAACCATGCGAACTACTACGAGACGCATAGTAGAAGATGCCAAGTCCACAGTTGAACCTGACTCGTTTTGGATACGGAATTTGACAGTATCAGCGGCACTGACATAGCCAGTGACAGTGATGCCAACCAAATCCACGCCCAAAGATGCTCCAATTACCATGTCGCCCAAGGCAACACCGGGAACTGTCACATCATCGGTTTCACCTACGCCATCTGCCAAAGAACCGGGATTCAATGTGCATTTGACAGCCCAAGTGTCTGAAAACAAGCCACGGAATTGGTCATTTCCTCTGCGTGTTACTACTGCTGAAGCGGTTGCCATTT